GGTATCATACTGTGGAGCAGTTGATAGAATTGGCCGCAGTAAAATGGACACGCAACCCTGATGGTAGTGAGACTATACGCATACGTAATGCGTCAGGTGACTACGCACACAACGGTAGGTATTCGTTTCTCCAAAGAGCATTGCCTCATAAGTTACATTTTCTTATTGATAGTGGTAAGCAGTACATACGTCACGATGGTAAGCGTCACTACCTACCCAAGTGTAGGACAATAACAAGCCAAATGTTATCTATATACGGTAAAGGGGAGAGCTTTTTCTGCGCTGAGTACGACAACCTCCACGTCGAATTTACTAAGGTAGTGGGTGGTGATTGGGCGCTGACATCTGAACCACACAAAGTTCCTGTAACGCGTATACGTGTGAACAAGGAGGAGAAGAAGCCATACAAGAAAGCTATAGTTTCTTACCTTGAGTGGGTGTGGACTATGGCTCCGCTACTGGCAGGGGATCTGTCATACAAGACTGTAACCAACAACCGAGGATATTGTGGTAACTACTTGAGTGACTGTAACCTGTTCAGAGAAGCACTGATGGACGAGTCGAAAGAAGAACGTACGCACCTAGCCGCTGTCTTTATTGCCCACTACGCTAGTCTAGGGGGTTACAACCGATACTTCAGTAATCCGTCTATGCCACCACCTAACGTGACTGAGGATTCCAAGAAGTTCCGCACTACGTTTAACAGTTGGGTCAATGACCGCGCAGGGTTCAACGAAACATTCAACGAGTACAAGGGGTAATACAATGCAAGCATATATGTACGATGAACACATGGACAAGGCTCGTCTAACACGCGTTGACGAGTTAGTAGGAGAGCACGCAGATGCCGCCATAGCTGGTGGTACTCTTATACCTGAGTACACTAAGTTTATAGGAGAGGTACAGAAAGCATTTCGTGGGTGTAAGCTACGCTCTAGGGAAGCTCAAGAAACAAATGCCAATAAGCTACACCTATATATGCCAGAGGACACGTTTTCGATGGGGGCTATATGGATAACGTATAACGACGATAACGAGTTACTGTATTGTGTTAAGTCACACAAGGTACGGAACGGTAAGTACAACAGTTATTCTAATGACTTTAGAATAGTGATTACTAAACGTCCTGATACAGCGTTAAAGAATGCAAAGAAGTATTTGCAACGGCTTACACATAGCGACATTGTTAGGGCTACGTCACACGAGTGCTATGACACGGTGCATGCCTATAAGCGCAAAGAACAAGACTCATTGGATACCCTGTACAGACAAGTGTTTGATATAGGGTATCGGGACGACTTACCATCCATAGTCAAGGAGATGTTTCATCTAGTAGATGTAGGCCATTCCTTTTTGGATGCTGAGTGGAATATTAAGTTAATAGCAGTAAAGGCTAAACACAAAAGCTATCTATCTACGGTAGAAGATTCCAGTGAGGACTTGTACTGCGTGCGTGTACATGAGCGGATAGGTACGCAGATGTTTGAGGTAACTAAAACTGACTCTAGTGTAATATCTCACTACCGACCTAAAGAAGGTGTTGATTTTGTCGGGGTACTTACTGCTGATGACCTACCAGAGGGTGTGTTGGGTAAGTTGGGTGTTATGGCTATATGTGAGAACGAAGCGTACGTACCGCAAGTCGGGTATCGCTATGATGAGAGTATATTCTATGTCACACAATGATAAGTTTTGGTATGAGAGAGATCATCCAACTAACAGCTACCGCGTATCGTCAGCAGGGTACAAAAATAGTATTGAAGTAACATGTATAGGCATGAATTGTGTTGACGCGGAAGCGGAAGGGTTATATGATCTTAGCGAACCGCTACCGAAATGGTTGGAAGATAAGTTAGCGGTGCTAATGTTGTGTGACCCCACACCACCCACAGTAGAAGTAGAGGGTATAGGTAGACGTATAGACGAACACACTTTCTGGGTAGTTAAGTAAGGAGAGCAATATGCTTGAACTTATTATAGGTATTATTATATTGGGAGTCCTTGGTGTGTTAATACGAGGAGCCATGCTAATAGTTGGCGATAAGCAACGTGAGTTTATCAAGCATAAACAGGAACTGGTATCCAAAGGAGAGACCAATGGCGATGACCCCCGAAGGGAAAGTAAAGAAGAAGATAGTTGAGCAGTTAAAGACGTTAGGGTGTTACTACTTTTTCCCTGCTACAGGGGGATACGGTAAGAGCGGAGTACCTGACATAGTGGGATGCTACAAAGGTAAGTTCTTTGGTATTGAATGTAAGGCGGGCAAGAACACACCAACAGCATTACAGGAGAAGAACTTATCAGACATAGCACTAGCAGGTGGTGTCGCCGCAGTCGTTAACGAACTCAACATGCATGACATAGAAGAATTACTCGGAGACCATAATGGAGAAGTGGCAAAGACGTGGCAGACAGATCACTGACTTGACGTGTGAAGATTGGGATAAGGTAGCGCAAGGATTACCTAAAGACGACGAAAGACATGAGTACGTGAAAATGGCTAAAGACATACAGAGTATAGTTATAGAGCAAGAAGATATGGTGAACTCACCAAACCACTACACGTCAGGTAGCATCGAATGCATTGACGGTATAGAAGCATCCATGAGTGCAGAAGCATTCAAGGGTTACTGCAAAGGTGCGGCACTGAAATACCTTTGGAGATACGAGCGTAAGCATAAGTCGTTAGAGGACTTGAAGAAAGCGCAGTGGTACCTAAACAAGTTAATAGAGGAAGTTGAAAATGATTAATGTTGGAAGAGAAAAAGAACAGATAAAACAGATTATTATTGATTCAAGTGACGGGCAGGTACTAGGACTGTCTCAATATGGGCGAGTATTCCACATAGACCACCGTGGAATTTGGATGTTGCATACAGACGGAGAACTACACGAGTCAGTGGTGGTGGATGACACTGGAAGAATGGCAACGAAGAATGTGAAAGATATTTAACTAACGACAGATAAGGAAACAAGCTATGAATGTATTAAATGATGTAGAAATTAGTTCTGAGAACTTGAGACGGTTGTATGAGTATTTTACTGACCCTGCGCAGGGGGGTAACACAGTACGTTACACCTCCAAACAAACAGGGGTACCCGAGGAGGAGGTAAAAGCGTTTTGCACAGTGATACGAGCCTTGGAAGGATGCTAAATGGACTTGATAACGGTTGATTTTGAAACCTACTACGATAAGGATTTCTCTTTACGTAAGATTACAACAGAAGCCTACATCCGTGACCCTCGCTTTGAGGTGATCGGTGTAAGCGTAAAGGTCAACAATGGAAGTACGGAGTGGGCTAGTGGTACACATGAAGAACTCAAGGAGTACTTACAAACTTTTGATTGGGCAAATAGTATATTACTTGCTCACAACACTATGTTTGATGGCGCTATTCTTAATTGGCATTTCGATGTTCATCCTCGTATCTATACCGATACTCTTTGTATTGCTCGTGCATTACACGGTGTTGAGGTTGGAGGAAGCCTACACGCGTTAACACAACGGTATAACCTTGGAGAGAAAGGTACAGAAGTACTTGATGCCGTAGGTAAGAAGCGTTTAGATTTTACAGACGAAGCACTGGACAAGTATGGTGACTACTGCGTTAACGATGTGGAGTTAACCTATAAGTTGTTTAACCGCATGGGTAAGGGGTTTCCGAAGGGAGAGCTACGTTTAATAGACTGCACATTGCGTATGTTCATAGAGCCTATCATAGAGTTAGACTTAGGATTACTAGAGCACCACCTAGAAGATACCAAGCAGATAAAAGAAGACCTTGTAACAGCATCAGGTGTGACAAAGAAAGACCTTATGAGTAACCCCAAGTTTGCAGACATACTAAGGGACTTGGGTGTAAATCCCCCTATGAAGTTAAGCCTTACTACAGGTAAGCAGACCTACGCGTTCTCTAAGACTGATGAAGGATTTAAGGCGTTAGCCGATCATAAAGATGTGCGTGTACAAGCGTTAGTGATGTCACGCCTAGGTACTAAGAGTACGCTAGAAGAGTCACGCACTGAGAGGTTTATAGGTATAGCCAAGCGTGGGCTTATGCCCGTACCCATTAGGTACTATGCCGCGCATACAGGTAGGTGGGGAGGTGATGATAAGATTAACATCCAGAACTTACCTAGCCGTGGTGTGAATGGTAAGAAGTTAAAGAACAGTATGCTTGCCCCCGAAGGCTACGTGATGATTGACTGTGACTCCTCTCAGATTGAGGCGCGTGTACTAGCATGGCTTGCAGGGCAAGAGGATCTGGTATCAGCATTCGCCAACGGTGAAGACGTTTACATAAAAATGGCCGCTGTCATATACGGTATACCCGAAGAACAAGTTACCAAGGCACAACGGTTTGTAGGTAAGACTACTATCTTAGGTTGTGGGTACGGCATGGGTGCGATTAGGTTTGCTGAACAACTACTATCATTCGGTACCTTTATGGAAGCCGAAGAAGCACGTAGGGTAGTCAGTATATACCGAGATGCTAACTGGAAGATTAACACCTTATGGCGTGACTGTCAGAACATGTTAGTTGAGATGTCTCGCGGTACTGCTGTGAGCCTAGGCCCGAATGGAATCGTTCGCTCTGTCGAAACGCAGTCGGGTATGGGAATACTATTACCCTCAGGGCTAGTCATGCGTTATGACGACTTAGGCTATGAGCAAGGTGAGCGTGGCCCAGAGTTTAGCTACAAGACTAGGCGTGGACGCACTAGGATATACGGTGGTAAGGTTACGGAGAACGTATGCCAAGCGATAGCTAGGTGTATAATTGGTGACCAGATGTTAGCGATTGCTAAGAAGTATAAGGTAGCACTGACCGTACACGATTCTGTAGTATGCTGTGTACCTAAGAATGAATTGAAAGAAGCTACCGCTTTTATTGAGGATTGCATGAGTACCACCCCCTCGTGGGCAGAGGGCTTACCTATTACGTGTAAGTCAGACAATGGTAAATCTTACGGAGAGGCAGCAGAATAATGGGTAAGGTAACAGACATAAACAAGTTTAAGCGTGACAAGAAAGAGGCTACCACTGAGACTACAGGTGACTACTTATGCGTTGTGCTAGGCGAAGACGGTAAAGGTAGGCCCATAGTACTTATAGAGCAGTGTGAAGTAGAGGGGTCTTACGAGCATAAAGATAGCATAGCGTTAAACCCTGACGAGCTACATACATTAATAGAAGAATTAATAGTTATGTCCGACATGATAACTAAAGGTACAGTACATTGAGTATTGCACCGTGGTCGTTCTCAAAGATCAAATCATTCGAGCAGTGTCCTAAGAAGTTCTACCACCTAAAGGTGTCAAAGGACTACAAGGAACCTGAGACAGAGGCTATGTTGTATGGGACTGCTGTACACTTAGCCGCAGAAGAATATATAAGAGATGGGACTCCACTACCTGAGAAGTATGGGTACTGCAAAGATGTGTTGGATGTACTCAACACCAAGGAGGGAGATAAGATATGCGAGATGAAGATGGGTCTTACTGAGAACCTTGAGCCTTGTGGATTCTTTGATGATGCTGTGTGGTGGAGAGGTATAGCAGACTTAATAATACTAAACAAACGCACCAAAACAGCTTATGTAGTAGACTATAAGACAAGTAAGAATACTAGGTACGCTGATAAAGGTCAGCTAGAGTTGATGGCCTTAGCAGTGTTCAAACATATGCCCGAAGTAGAGTACGTCAGGGGTGGCCTAGTGTTTGTAGTATGTAACGAGTTAGTAAAAAATAGTTACAGCAGAGAAGATGAGTCTAAGCTATGGACTAAATGGTTAGCAGACTACAGCCGTATGGAGCAAGCCTTCAAGAATAACGTGTGGAACGCACACCAGAGTGGGCTATGTAAACGGCACTGCATAGTGACAGAGTGTGTGC